GGGACAAGGTCTATGGCAGTCAACGCAGGTTCAAAATCAAAGACCCTGAATAATATGACAATGACTATATTACCGGTACCGCCCAGCCGGCCTTCAAGCCTGACGGGAGACGCCGCCGCCCTTTGGCCGAATCTCACGACGAGGGAGCAGTGGAAGCGCCTCGTGGCCGTCGGTATGGAAGACTGCACCTGGACATTGGCCGACCTCTGGGACTGGGTGCATGAGCACTACGAGGAGGTCTTCGTCTTTGACTCCTCCGGCTCCACGGAGGACCTCATCGAGGCGCTCGTCTCCATCATTGAAAAGCAGGAGGGCGGGAAATGAACACCACGACCAAGAAGCAGAGCAACCGCCTGCTGGCAGCCGGCTATCCGAAGATGACCCTCCGGATGGTCGGCCACACTGTCGTCGTGGAGCCTCTCACCCTGGGCCAGCTCTGGGATGCCGTCCACGAGCTGAACACCTGGTACGAATTCCGAAATGACCTATCGTCCAACGAATTGATTGAAGCACTTGTACAAACACTTGAAATGCACTATCGTAACTTATGAACACAACGAACAAAGGGCCAATGACCGGGCACTATGACTGCTGCGGCCAGATGATCTCGGAAGGCGACACCGTAGTCGTCAAACATGGGCAGGACCACCCCGTCGCCCACGTGATTTGGATAGACAGCCGATGGATGCTGCGCTTCTCGGACGGAAGCCTGGAGGCCCTCAACCGGCACGGCAAAAACTGCATCCGGAGGGTGCAACAATGAGTGCAACAATATCTGCAACAATGGGTGCAACAAGAAAATATTGTTGCAGTGCGAATTGCAACAACGCCGATATTGTTGCAGTGTTGTTGCAGTGATTGTTGCAGTACTAACTTACTGATTATTAGCCACATAAGGCATTACTGCAACAATGCAACAATAAAATTGACAAAAAAACATAATAAGCCATTTATGCACGAGATTGAGAAAAACCGCCTGCATAACGCGCGTAAAAAAAGTTCTCGCGCGCGCGCAGGAATTGTTGCAGAGAGCGAAAAGACCCTTGAGGCCAGGCTTCGGAAAGAGGTCGAGGCACTGGGCGGGAAGGCCCTCAAGCTGATGAGTCAGTTGCATCGCGGACTGCCTGACCGGCTGGTCCTGATGCCGGGCGGCCTCGCCGTCTTCGTGGAGCTCAAGTCCACCGGCAAGAAACCGACCGGACTGCAGACACACTGCCACGATCAGCTGCGCCAGATGGGCTTCGAGGTCTACGTCGTGGACACCACGGAGAGCCTGGAGAAGGCCGTCGCGCTGATCAATCGGGCAGTCATTGCCCGCCGGATCATGAAGGAGGAGCTGGGGATATGATATACAAGCCCCACGCATACCAGGAGCGTGCGACGCAGTTCATCATCGACAACCGCTACTGCGCATTGTTCCTTGACATGGGCCTGGGGAAGACCGTGGCGACCCTCACGGCTCTCCGGATCCTGAAGGAGGACTACTGCGAGGTGCGGAAGGTCCTGGTCATTGCGCCCAAGTCCGTGGCCCGGAATACGTGGACAAGTGAGTCCCATAAATGGGACCACTTGAAGGGGCTGAAGGTCTCCGTCGTGATGGGGACACCCAAGAAGCGCAAGAAGGCCCTGGACGAGGAGGCGGACATCTACGTGGTGAACCGGGACAACGTCAAATGGCTGGTTGACTACTGCGACCTCGAGCTGGTGCGCTGGCCCTTCGACACCGTGGTCGTGGACGAGAGCTCCAGCTTCAAGAACCCCCAGAGCCGACGGTATAAGGCCCTACGGCGGATGCGGTGGCTGATGGGCCGGGTGGTCCTGCTGACCGGTACGCCGAGCCCCAACGGCCTCATGGATCTGTGGAGCCAGATCGAGCTGCTGGACCTCGGGAAGCGGCTGGGGAGGACCCTGACGATGTACCGGCAGGAATACTTCCGGCCCGGACGGCACAACGGCCATATCGTCTACGAATGGATCCCGAAACCGGGGGCCCGCGAGAGGATCACCGAGAAGATCTCCGACATCTGCCTCTCCATGCAGGCCGAGGACTACCTCGAGATGCCCGACCTCATCCAGGCCGGCACCACGATAGCCCTGACCGAGGAGGAGATGGCGGGCTACCGCGACTTCGAGAAGGAGCAGCTGATGGAGGTGGACGAGACCCAGATAGAGGCCGTCACGGCAGCAGCCCTCTCCAACAAGCTCCTGCAGTACAGCGGCGGGGCCGTCTACGATACGGAGCAGAATTGGCACAAGGTCGGGGAGAGCAAGATGGAGGCCCTGAGCGACCTCCTGGAGGCGACCGAGGAGCCGGTGCTGGTCTACTATGCCTACCAGCATGAGTTGGAGCGGATGAAGGAGGCCTTCTCGTCCTACGACCCCGTGGTTTTCAAGGGAGAGCCGAAGGTCCTCCAGGCGTGGAACCGCGGGGAGATCCGGCTGATGCTGTGCCACCCGGCCAGCGTGGCCTATGGTCTCAATATGCAGGAGGGCGGGAGGATCATCGTCTGGTACACCCCGACGTGGAACCTCGAGCTCTATGAGCAGGCCAACGCCCGCCTCTACCGCCAGGGGCAGGACAAGCCCGTGCTGCTGTACCACATCGTCGCAGCCGGTACCCTGGACGAGCGGGTGATGGATGCGCTGGGTGGAAAGGGTGACTGCCAGAGCGCCCTGCTCCAGCGGATCAAGGAGCTGAAACAACGAAATGACACTGAAGAAGGAAAGGAGGGAATATGACCAAACGTAACTTTGTAAAAACCGTATGAGATGGACCAGATGGACATTCACACGCGAAAAGTCCCTACGGAGGACGAATTCAGGGCGAATGAGATCCGACGGCTGAAGGAGCTGGCGGGTCTCATCCGCGCATCCGGCAAGAGCGCAAAGGCCATCGCTGAAGCCTGCAACCTCGACAAGCGGACGGTGCTCAGGGCGCTGAGGGCCGAGCCGCTCAAGAGCGACGCCCAGGCCCGTATCGAGCTCTACGTCCGGCAGGTAATCACCTATGGAGATGGGGAGGAGAACACATGAAACGAGGAGTAAGATACACCAAGGCCCAGAAGGCGGCCACCAAGGAGAAATTCATCGAGCAGCTCAAGAAATCCGGCGGCATCCTCAAGCCCGCCTGCGAGGCCCTGCACATGAGCCGGCAGACCGTCTTGGACTGGAGGAAGGAGGACCCGGATTTTGACCGTGCCTGCGCGGAGGCCTGCGAGCTCTTCCTGGACGAGGCAGAGAGCAGGCTCTATGCTGCGGTCCGTCGGGGAAACCTGAAGGCCATCAAGTTCTACCTGGAGCGCAAGGGTCGCAGCCGCGGCTATGACCTGCACCAGGACATCGACCTGACCGCCACGGTCCTCCGGCCTCGCGTCGTCTTCGAAGGCGAGGATCCGCAGGAGAAGGACTGACGCCATGGCCTACAACGTCAACTACAAGTACCGCCCGCTCTGGGAGGCCAGGACCCGCTATACCATCGTGACGGGTGGCCGAGGCTCCGGCAAGTCCTACGCGCTCGCCTGCGCGATGCTGGATTCCACCTACCACGACTCCTACAACATCCTCTACACCCGCTGGAACCTCACGTCCGCGGAGGTCTCCATCATCCCCGAGTTCGTGGAGAAGATGGACGCCGGGGAGTGCCGGGAGGCTTTCTTCGTCAAGCGGCAGAGCGTCCAGAACCGGGCGACCGGCTCCGCCATCTGGTTCCGTGGACTGCAGCAGTCCAGCTCCAACCAGGTGGCCCGCCTCAAGTCCCTCAACCGCGTCAAGACCTGGGTGCTCGATGAGGCCCAGGAGCTGGTGAGCGAGGAGACCTTCGACACCATCGACCAGTCCATCCGCGAGAAGGAGGCGGACAACCGCGTCATCCTGGTCCTCAACCCCACGGACGTCAGCCACTGGATCTACCGGCGCTTCTTCCGGGAGCCCGGAGTGCCCTACGACTTCAATGGCGTCAAGGGCAACGTGACCTACATCCACACCACCTGGGAGGACAACCGCAAGAACCTCTCGCTCTCCTTCATCGAGCTGGCGGAGGACATGAGGGTCCGGAACCCCGAGAAATATGGGCACCTCTACGACGGCTCCTGGCTGCTCAGGAAGGAAGGCCTCATCTACAAGCAGTGGGAGGAGATTCCCGAGGACGAGTACCCTGAGAGCCTGCCGCAGTGGTGGTGCAACGACTGGGGCTACGGCGGAGACCCGGACGCCCTCGCGCGGATGTGCTACGACCCCCTCACCGGCATCATCTACGTCAAGGAGCTCTGCTACAAGACCGGGCTGCTCCCTCGGGACATCGCCGCGATCATCATCAAGGACGGAGCGCGGCTGGTCCATCACTACGAGGTGCGGAGGGACGAGGTCGGCAGGCCCATCTTGGACGGGAATGGCGAGCCCATCAAGGACCCGGTCTACTACACCCCCGAGCTCTGCGAGGTCTACTGCGACCCCGCACGTCCTGACTCCATCGCCGAGCTCCGGCGGATCTACGGCATCAGTGCCCTGGGCGGAGTCAATCGCTCCAAGAGCGAGCGGGTGGCCTGGCTGCAGGGCTTCCGGGTCCGCTACGTCGGTGAGCACATTAAGGCGGAGCATGAGACCTACAGCTGGAAGCCGAGCAAGAACGACCAGTCCGTCTTCACCGATGAGCCCCAGGATGGCAACGACCACATGATGGACGCCATCAACTACGGAGCCTTCACGCACCTCCACCGGCTGGGAGTGAGCAACCAAATGTAAGGCCGCCTGGACGGGATTCGCGTCTGCCTCTCATAACTTTGCATAAAAGCAGACGCGACCATGAAGATCATCAGCAGCAAGAAATACCAGGAGCTGGTCCAGCTCAAGGGCTTCTACGACGGCGAGAACGCCAGCAACGAATACCTGCAGCACATCGCCCGCCAGCTCAACGGCCTCAAGCTCCCGCCCATGACGGTCATGGGCCGCGAGGAGATCAAGCGGGCCTACGAGACCATCGCCCCGGTCAACGGCGTGGTGGACTACATCGCCGACAACGTGGGAGAGGTGATGAAATACCTCGAGCTGCGCCAGGCCCTTCCGGACGGCACCTATAAGTACGTCGAGGATCATTGGCTGATGGAGCTCCTCTCCAAGCCCAACGACCGCTACAACCTCAAGCGCTTCGGCAAGGCCTGGGCAGTCAACCGTCTCCTCTTCGGTGATGCCTGGGTCTACGCCCCGCTCACCCAGGGCAAGGATCGCCGTATTGACGAGAAGGTCGGGATGTACGTCCTGCCCAGCCAGAAGATCATGACGGAGGCGGGCGGCATCGAGAAGCCCCTGAAAGGCGTCAAGCTCGTCAACACTACGGGCGACGCCATCGAGGTGGAGGGCAAGGTCTTCGAGAGCTTCGATTACAACCTCGACGACACCTCCTTCTACGGTACCAGCAAGGTCGTCGCGGCGGCCATCTACCTGAGCATCCTGGACAAGGGCATGAGGCGCCAGGACACCTCCCTGGACAACGGTGGCATCGCCGGCATCATCACCCCGAAGGCCGACACCGAGTACGGTATCAAGCCTGCGGATGCCGACCAGGTGGAGAAGGAGGTCAATGGCAAAAAGGACTTCAACAAGATCAAGGCGCTGCGCTCTCCCGTCGAGTACCATCCCATCGGCTCCAGCCCGGTGGACCTCGCCATCCTTGCCAGCCACAAGGAGGCCGTCACGGCCCTCTGCTTCGTCTTCCACATCCCCGTGGACCTCTACTACGGCCAGAGCAAGTACGAGAACGCCAAGGAGGCCAAGAAGGCCATCTACGAGCAGCAGGCCATCCCGCTGGCGGAGGAGTTCGCCGCGGACCTGCTCTCCTACACCGGACTGGACAAGGAGTTCGAGCTGGTGGTGAACACCGACGAGATCCCCGCCATGCAGGAGACTCCGACCGAGGCGCTCGACCGCATCACCAAGATGCACGGCTCCCTGAACGAGCTCCGGACGGCCAACGGCTTTGACCGTATCGAGGAGGACTACGCCGACCAGCCGCTCCTCCCGATGGGGCTCCAGTTTGGCAACGAGGAGTACGACATCAACGAGGTCAATGGCTAAGCACAAGATCACACCGGACCAGCGCCGCCACCAGGACTATCTCCGGCGCAAGGGGCTCAAGGTCGGGCATCTCTACGAGGCCCGGCTTCTGCGTCTCCGGGCGCACGAGGTGAAGCGCGTCCTGCAGATCTGCGCCGACTACCCCAACCCCGCCGGCTGGCCCGGCATCATCGAGGCCAACTTGAACGAGACCTACCTGCCCAAATGGTACGACGGTCTCTACACCAACGTCGGCCTCCCGATGTGCAAGAGTACCGTCCGCGACATGAACAAGGCCAAGGCCGGCGCATCCGATGAGCTGGACGCCTACTGGTTGGACAGCCTCCACGCTTATGCTGCTGACCGGGCGGGCTCCAACATCGTCATCGTGAGCGGCACCCTCCGGGAGAGCCTCATCGACATCCTCCGCGACCAGATGGAAGAGCAGCTGGGGCTCGGCATCGAGAAGCTCACCAAGCGCATCTATGACAAGTACCAGGAGATCGCCAAGTGGCAGGTCCGCCGGATTGCCCAGACGGAGAGCATGATCTCCATGGCGGATGCCGCGGACGTGGCGGCGAAGACTCTGGAGGTGGAGTTCACCAAGCAGTGGTGCATCTCCGGCCTCGGCAACACCCGGGACACCCACGAGCTGATGGACGGCGTTGAGGTGGACCAGAACGAGCCCTTCGTCCTCCAGGGCGGCAGGATGCTCTACCCCCACGACGACAGCCTGGGCGCTGCCGCTTCGGAGATCATCAACTGCGCCTGCTCCTGCATCCGCATCCCCAAGTAACCGCCGTGCAACCAAATGCACGGCTGATTTTTGAAAAGACCCTATAAGTCTCCATAACTTTGAGCAAAAGAACCCGCGCCATGAACAAGGAAACCCAATACAAGAGCCACATCCACAGCGTGGAGGTCAAGTCCGCAAGCGAGGACGGAAAGGTCCTGCACATCAAGGCCTACGCCTGCGCCTTCGGCAACGTGGACAGCTGGGGCGACATCATCGAGCCCGGAGCCTGCGACGCCTTCCTGGCCAGCGAGGACGCCAAGCGCATGAAGCTCTGCTACCAGCACGACTCCCACGAGGTCATCGGCGTCATCACCGACAAGGGAGTGGACGCCATCGGTATGTGGTTCGAGGCGGACATCATCGACACCGCCACCGGTCTGGACGTGCAGAAGCTCATCAAGGCCGGCGCGATCGACGAGTTCTCCATCGGCTACTACGCCGACAAGTTCCGCTACGAGAAGCGGGACGGCTACGACTACGAGGTCCGGATCCTGGAGGCCATCACCATCGTGGAGGTCTCGCCGGTGACCCGGGCAGCCAACCCCAAGGCCATCCTCCTGGACGCCAAGTCCGACAAGGAGATGGCATCCAGCCTGCAGACGATGGCCCCCGAGGACTTCCAGGCCCTGAAGACCGCCGTCGACAACGAATTTGCAAGGCGAGTGCTCGCCAGCTTATAGAAACAACCCATAACCCAATCCAGCCATGACTGAATTCGAAAAGAAAGCGGATGAGATCCGCCAGGCCGCTGAGCAGGCGAAAGCCGAGGCTCAGGCCGCGAAGGCTGAAGCTGCTGCCGCCAAGGCGGAGGCCGAAGCCGCGAAGGGCGAGCTCGCCAAGCGCAACGACGAGCTCAAGACCGCCCAGACCAACATCAACAACCTCGACGCCTCCGTGAAGGAGCAGGCCGCGTCCATCAAGGAGCTCAAGGAGGCCCTCAAGGCCGCCAAGAGCATGGACTTCAAGTCCGCCTTCCGCGTGGCCCTCGAGGAGAAGAAGGCCGACATCGAGAAGGCCCTGAAGACGAAGGCCGACCGCTTCGAGTGCACGCTCGAGATCAAGTCCGCCACGTCCATCGGCACCTCCCACGTCGACCCGAACAACCGCCTGAGCGTCATGGACGACCCGGCGATTTACGCCGCCGTCCCGGTGGCCAACGCCTTCATCCTGGCCTTCGGCATCCGTCCTCGGACCGCCAACAAGCTCGGATGGATCGAGGCCTCCGACCAGGTCGCCGTCGACTACGTCACCGAGCTGGCCCAGAACACGAACAAGTCCGACGTGACCTTCTCCGAGAAGAGCCGCGCCTTCGGTAAGCTCTGCACCTGGATGCAGATCTCCACGGAGTTCGAGGACTGGTTCGAGCAGCTCTACAACTACTGCGTGAACGAAGGCGTCCGCATGATCGAGGACAAGCTCGACAACGAGATCTGCGCTGGCGCCGGTGCTGACACCAACAGCACCACCCAGAAGAAGATCTACGGCCTGAAGAGCCAGGCCACGGCCTTCTCTGCCCTCGCCTCCCACGCCGTCGAAAAGGCCAACGCCGCCGACGTCATCTTCGACGCTATGGACCAGATCGCCAAGGAAGGCTTCCACGCCAACGTGGCCTTCGTCACCTGGGCCATCTACCGGACCATCAAGTCCCTCAAGGACGCCGATGGCAACTACCTCTTCGACCAGGTCTCCGGTATGCTCTCCGGCGTCCGGATCTATCCGACGACCCGCCTGAGCTCCGGTGAGATCCTCGTGGCCGACACCAACTGCGCCGAGGTCTACGCTGGCAACAGCTACGAGCTCGAGTTCATCCGCAACGGCGCCTACGACGCCTACGACGTGTACTTCCGCAAGGCCGCGCAGGTCAAGGTCCCGACTGCCAACAAGAAGGGCCTCATCTACGTGGCCAGCGTGAGCACCGCCATCACCGCTCTCGCCCCGACCGAGTAGCCTCCACCAACCGCTCCGGGAGCCGGCCTGCAAAACCGGCTCCCTTCCCTTAAAACCCAGACGACGCCATGGACATCAAGATCATCCAGTGCGACGGCCCCCAGCCGGACCACCTCGAGCAGTTCAAGCAGTACGCCTCCGTCCCGGACGACTCCAGGGACGGCGTCCTCATGAAGATGCTCAAGCGCGCGATGCTGGAGGTGCAGGAGTTTTCCGACATCGCCATGCTCCCGTGCAGGATCGAGATGACCTTGGCGGACGTCCGGCCTGGTGACTTCGTGAAGCTCTACCAGGGAGGGAAGACGGTGGTCTCGGTCACGGACGTCACGGACGGCGAGCGGGAGGTCGGCTACGAGCAGATGCTCAACGGCATCTTCTTCCGTACCTGCCACCAGGCCGTCACGGTCGTCTACGAGAACCAGGTCGTCATTCCCGAAGCAGAGAAGCTCCAGCCTCTCTGCTGGGAGCTGGCGACGGCCATCTACGACGGCGAGGACGCGAAGGTCCAGGGCTCCATCCTCAAGAAGACCTACGGACTGCTATGAGACGGGACTCCCAGGGCGCCCGGCGATATAACGACCGGATCATGCTGACGATGGCTGCGGCCACCGTCGACCGTTTTGGTCATGCCGACTTCGGTACACCGGAGGACGTCCTGGAGGTCTACGCCATGGTGCGGCAGATGAGCTCGACGAAGACGATGCTCACCTTCCAGCAGGCAGACGTGGTCGGCGTGGACATCGAGTTCCGCCTCCCGGATCCGGAGCGCTTCCCCTTCAATGGCATCACCTGGCGCGGCCACCAGATCCACTTTCCGACCCCGGAGATCCTTGACAACCGGGGCCGGATTGTCCGGGTCTCGGGCTGGTACCAGGTGGACAACCCCGTGCAGGAAAACCCGCCTGCACCTACGCAGGAGGTGACCAATGGCTGACCAGAGAAACGGCTACATCGAGCTCGAAGGCCTCGACCAGCTCAAGCGGAACCTCGAGCAGGCGGACAAGTCCGTCGTGGAAGCCACGATGAAGGGCCTCTCGAAGGTGGGGATGAAGATCATCGCGGACGCGCAGAAGAACCTGCGCCAGAACACCTCGGTGGTGACCGGTCTGCTCCGCGCTTCCGGTCACGTCATGCGGGAGGGCCTGAACCTCGTCATCGGATTCTTTGACACTACCAACCGCAACGCCGGCTACGCCTTGTACGTGGAATTCGGACGACGTGCCGGCAAGATGCCCCCGCCCGACGAGCTCGCGGCCTGGGCTTACAAGAAATACCACCTCAAGGACTGGCGCGTCGCCCGGGCGATGGGATGGGCCTACGCCAAGCGGATAGCCAGGGAGGGCACACAGCCCCACGCCTTCTTCGTCCCCGCCATTAACAAGAATACCAAGGGCGCGAATGTGGGCACCCTCATCACGGAGGAGGTCGCTAAGATCCTGAGAAACAACACCGCCCGGATGGCCATGCAGGCCCGGGAGATTAGAAACACGCCCGTAACGAGATGACCTACGACAACAGCGCATACGATGCCGTCTATTCGGCAGTGGTCTCCCGGCTGTCCCGTCCGGGCGTGACGGTCGGCAAGTCCGCCTTCCTTCCGCGCGTGGAGATCCACACCATCACGGAAGGCCAGCGCCAGGACAAGGGCGGCAACCTTCGCGTCCTCAACCTTGTCGTGGAGAGCATCAGCAACCGCTCCCTCGACCAGGCCAACGAAATGTGCGCGAAGAACCTGAAGCTCCTGACGGAGACGCCTCTGGACCTCTCTCCGTACTTCAGCTTCATCGGCATCCTGCCCGTCCAGCTTCAGGACCTCCCGGAGAGCAGCGACAGCGATAAGATTGTCTACCGCCTGCTCCAGCAGATGGACATTTACGTCTCGGCGACCGGTTACGAGCCCGCACCCAGCGAGCCCGACACCCCGGTCATGCCGGCGGACCCCGAAGACCCTCCCGTGGACCCGGAGGTCGAAGACCAGAACGATTAAACGCAAGACACTATGGCAGCAACCCTCGGAAACACTCAAAAAGCATACATCTGCTCCGGCGCGGACGACATCACCAACGTCCAGGACGTCGTCTGGCTCGGCTGCGAGACTTCCAACACCATCAACCGGGCGCAGGAGGCCGCGGAGTGCAGCGACAAGTCCAGCCAGTGGGCCAAGTTCCTCTCCGCGAAGCGTTCCGGCACCTTCGAGGTGACGGTCTACGCGGACAACGACGACGACGGCCAGATTATGGCCCTGCAGGGCCTCTTCGTCGGCGGCGTGGTCCACTTCGCCGTCGGTGTGACGGGAACCGACGAATGGGCCGATATGGAGTTCGGCGACTGCGTAGTCACCGCCGTCAGCGACACCAACGACTTCGGAGCCGTGAGTTCCCGCACGATCTCCCTCCAGGCCACCGGCCCGCTCTCTCCCTACCCGCTGTGGGAAGAGGACGAGGAAGACGACTAACCAAGCAGAAAACAACCAAAAACCCTATAAACCATGGCAGCATCCCTCGGTAATACCAAGAAGGCGTACATCAAGATCAGCACGACGTACACCTGGCTCTCCTGCGAGCAGAGCAACTCCCTCAACATCACCCAGGAGGCGGTCGAGACCAGCGACAAGTCCACCGCCTGGGCGCAGTTCATCACCGGCAAGAAGGGCGCGACCGCCGAGATCACCGTCTTCGCGGACAACTCCGACAACGCCCAGAAGGCGGCCCTGAAGGGCATCTTCAACGGCGCCGCCATCGACGTCTTCATCGGCGTCCTGACGGGCACGACCCTCACCAGCGGCGACGCCTTCAACGCCATCGTCACCGGTGTCTCCGACGTCAACGACTTCGGCGCGGTCAGCTCCCGCACCATCAGCGTCACCGCGAACGGCGCCGTCTCTCACACCCCGACCCTGACGTAAGCCTATGGTCCCGGTACGGAAGACGCTGACTATCAAGGAGGGGGTGGCGGTCGATCTGCTCGTCACCCCTCACCTTGCGGTCTACGAGGAGGCCGCCGGCATCCCGCCGCTCCCTGACGACGCGACCAACGCGCAGGTCTGGGAGCGCTACGCCGACCTCATGTACCTCGCGGCCATCAACGCCTGGGAGCTCGACGGGCACGGCACGATGGAGGACTTCCCGCACACCCGCGGCGACTTCCACGCGCTCATGCAGTCCGACCCCAAGGGCTTCGCCAAGGCCGTCGCCTTCTTCGTCTGCGCCCTCACCGGCAAGACCACCAAGGAGATGGAGGCCGAAGCCAGGAAGGCGGAGCTCAAGGAGCAGGAGACGGCGGAGCCGGTAAAAAAAAAGGGCTTCCTCTGCCGGCTTATGAGCCGGTCGAGGCGTTCCTCGTAGGGCGCTGCGGCAAGACCGAGCTCCAGGCCGCCCTCACCACCCGGAGGGAGTACGAACTGCTCCGCAAGGGCAAGGAGGAGGCCGACAAGGAGAGGATGGAGGTCGCCCGGTGGATCGCCTTCCAGGTCTACGACCAGAACCCCTACATCAAGCCGCCGAGGGCGAGGAAGCCGACCGAGTACGTCCGTTTCCCGTGGGAGGGACCGACCAGGGAGGAGGCAGTCCAGGCCGCGCACGACTGCCGGGTCACCCCGGAGGAGGTCGCGGAGCTGAACAAGATCTTCGAACAACTACGCAAAGAAAGGGAGGAACCGAACAATGGGTAAGATAGGCGACCTTTGGGTCAAGCTCGGCCTCAAGAAGGACGAATACTCGAAAGGAATCAAGGAGGCCGGGGACGAGGCGACCGGCTTCCTCGGTAAGCTCAAGGGCCTCAAGGCCGGAGCGGTCGCCGTCTGGACCGCCATCGGCACCGCCGTGGCGAAATTCGCCAAGGACGCCGTCCGCCTGACCCAGAAATGGGGCGACGAGTGGAACACCACGATGGCGGGCATCAAGGGCGCCTACGCCAGCTTCGTCCGCCAGATCTCCAGCGGGGACGGCTGGAACAATCTCTTCTCCAACATGCGGGAGGCCTACCGCGTCAGCAAGGAGGTCGCCGCGGCCCTGGACGAGATCTTCGAGCGGAAGACCTCGTTCTCCTATCAGGAGGCCGAGGCCGACAAATACATCGCCGAGCAGCAGAAGATCATGCGCGACGCCTCCAAGAGCGAGGCCGAGCGGGCGAAAGCCGCGCAGAACATCATCGACAAGACCGAGGAGCTCGCCAAGGTCAAGAAGCAGATCTACGCCGACGAAGCGGAGGCCCATCGCAAGAGCTTCCGCTCCGCGACCCAGCTCAACGACGAGCAGATCGACTTCCTGGTGAAGGAGTACAACCAGAACCGGGAAATCATCAACCAGGGGCGCGACTACCTGAAGGAGCGGGCCCGCCTCCAGCGCGAGGCCAACTACGCCTACGGTTCCTCCATCTCCATGGGCTCGCAGACCGCCGCCGACTACGCCTCCGCAGGCCAGCGCAAGAGTGATGCACAGCTCGCCCTCGAGAAGCTTGAAAGGGAGACCCCGCAGGCCATCAAGGACGTCGCCGAGCTCACGAAGGCATACGACAAGGCCAACGACGAGCTCGTCAAGGGCATGGCAGACGCGGAGGTCGCGGTCATCCGTGTCGACACCGAGACCCTGAACGCCCAGCAGCGGGCCAACTCCATGCTCGGCACCCTCTCCAAGGCAGGGGGCGCCGTCGCTGACGCAGGTGCCGAGCAGGCCCAGCGCATCCTCCAGCGGGCCCAGGACTCCGCCAAGAGCGAGATCCAGATCCTGAACGAGAAATACACCGAGGAGAAGGCCCTCCTGGAGCGCTACGGCCTCGAGACCACCGCCCTCACCGAGGAGTGGAGCCGGAACATCAACGAGCTCGTCAAGAAGGCCCTGGACGTGGACCTGGAGGACTTCGAGATGCCCGACCTCGACCTCTCGCTGCCGGAGATAGATGACGACTCCTTCCAGATAGAACTGGACAAGCTCCTCGGCGACCTGGAACGCGCCCAGGAGTTCGCGCAGGAGTTCAAGGAGACCATCGCCGCCGGCGTGGGCGACGCCATCCAGGAGCTCGCGGACCAGTTCATGGGCCTGGAGGACATCAACCCCGGCAAGATAGCCCAGGCGCTCCTGACGCCCCTCGCGGATATGGCCGTGAAGGAGGGCGAGATCCTCATCGCGCAGGGCATAGGCGTCGAGGCCTGCAAGAAGGCCCTGGAATCCCTGAACGGCATCGCCGCCATCGCCGCCGGCACGGCGCTCGTCGCCATCGGCTCCGCCGCGAAGGCCGGGCTCAAGGCCCTGGCCTCCGGCTCCAGCAGTGGCGTCTCCACGACGTCTTCCGCGGCGTCGACCGCCACCTCCGAGTACACGGACAACCGGTCCGAGATCACCATCTACGTCCGCGGCAAGCTCGAAGGGGACGACATCGTCCTCTCCGGGGAGCGGACCCTTGACAAATGGGGGCGATAGCATGGCCTACTACGAGAAATACCGCAAGGAGATCACCCAGACGGGTGGAACGAAATATCGCATCTCCATCTACGAGAACCGAAGCAGCTCGCTCGGTTCCGGCTACCCCTACGAAATCGGCGGCTTCGTGGCCGCCAACCTCGTTTTCCAGGGACAGCAGTCTGACGTCTTCCAGCCCATCGTCAAGACCTCCCTGGAGCTCATCCTCGTGGACGTCTATGACAACCCGACCTACACCCAGAGCGGCACCACCGTCAAGCAGGGCCAGTGGGAAGAGTTCTTCACACCGGACAGCACCAAGTACAAGGTCATCCTCTCGAAGGTCTCCGGCTCGACCGTGACGCCCGTCTGGACCGGCTACATCACCCCGGACAGCTATGAGGAGCAGCTCATCTACCACGGCACGATCAGCGTCATCGCCCGCGACAACCTCGGCCACCTGAACGACCTGGACTTCGACGGCACCGCCGACTCCGACGGCATGGTCTCCGTCGGCTCTCTCGTCACCCAGGCGCTCGCCAAGGTCGGCGCGATGGGCCTGAAGGACATGGCCTCCGACTACAACAGCGGCAACCACATCCTCTGCCAGGACGCCGACCG